AAATTCTATGTCAAGAAAACAATTATAAAAAGATTGCTTGATATATTACACACACATGTTTAAATTAGATCTCACCCAAAATTTAAAAATCAGGAGATATTATGGAAAATCAAGAAGTATTGAAGGCTATAGCTACCCTTGCTGATAAGGTGAGTCGCTATCATGAACGTTTATTAACAGTAGAAAGAGAAAAAGAGAAATTAGAGAAAACTTTATCAGAGCATTTAAAAGGATGTGGTTGTCATAATACTTCTCATGAACAAGTAATATTAAACGGTAATTCTGCTGATATGGAATGTGAAGCTTGTGGTGCTTAGGTAAAAAAATTACAAATTGAATATCTAAAAGAACCTCCACCTTGCCATTGTAAAGGAGCATGATAAACATCCGAAGAAAAAAATATTGCTCTATTTTTTATAAAAGACGCATGAGAGTTTAATTTTACTTCTAAAGTTTTTTTATCAATAACATGATAAAACCCTGTGCCATTATTTGTTACTTCTTCCCCATGCATATAAATTAAACATTGATGAGTACAACCATTTCCTGAATCTATATGTGGCCTGGCTTTATCGCTTGCTCCAACCATAGTGTAATAAGTTTCTAAAAACTTTGTAATTTTAAAATAAAATTTTTCTTTAATTAATTTAGTAATTAATTTTTGAACATCACAATCATTAGGAATATAATGAGTATGCCAATAAGCTCCTTTGTGTGCTTTTCTATGAAAATCATCAGGAGGATCATATTCAGCAGCAATCATTTTTTGAACTATTTCATTGTAAATATTTTCTTCAAAAAAATTATCTTGAATAAATATTTTTGACATTAATCTTCTTGAGTACCTAACATTTCAGCTAATGAAGGCGCAAATATTTTAACATCTCGTCTAATGTGTTCTTCTTTAGTCTCCGTACCAGGATCATCAATATCATTTTTTACTTCTTCTTCAGAAGAGTATTCATAACCTGTCTTTGTATTTATTATTAATGTTTCTGATCCACATTTCATATGAGGAACTACTCTACCATCATCAAGAGTAATAGTTCCTATTTGCTCGGCTTCTTCTATAATTTTAGGCATTCATTCTCCTTTTTAATTCTAGGTTAAAACTTAATATAATTCTATCTTCATTGGAATTATTTTTTTCTACTTCGTGATTTAGCCATGAAGGAAAAAAAATTAAATCATTAGGTTTCGGGGTCCACGAAACACGGCTACTTGTATGTATACTTTCATCACTCTTTTTTGGGGGTGATAATACCTCAGATTGAGGTCTAGGATCATGAAAAACAAGAGTACCACTATCAGGAGGTACTTGTAAATAAAACACTCCTGAGAGATAATTAAAAGGGTGAGAATGAAGTTTATTTCTGCTACCTGGAGCATTGACCATGGCCCATAGACCACTTAATTCAGGGGTCATATAATCTTCAACCGATAAATGATTCATTGCTTCTTGTCCTAAATTTATTACTTCTGATTTAAATGTTGAAAACCTTTCGTCCAAATGCAAATCTGTTTGACTATGCCATCCACCCTCGTTCGTCTTTCTTATTCCTTTAAGATCTTTCTGTTGTATCTCTTTTATAATTTTAACTAGATCTTCATATCCTGCTAAATTTATAGAAAAGACGGGGGTAATAAATAAAGAATGTAAATCGATTATAAATCTCCTTTTGTAATTTCTAAAACAGATACTGTAACATGAACCTGGTTCGCAGCATTTGCTTGTAAGTATAATATATCACTTTCTTCTAAAACTAAAGGCTGAGTTAATAATTCTACTGTATTATTAGATGTAATACTTTTTTGATTATATAGAACAAACGTAGAAGAAGCACTGGTATCCGTCCATTTTAAATCTACTAAAGTAGCATTTGCTGAATCACTAGCCACTACAATAGACTTTACTAATGCTGTTGTTGGAAAAGTAGGGGGTGTACCTACTACACCTACAGAACCCGTAGGTACTGTATAAATAGCATTTAAATTGGTATTAACAACATCATACCCTGAATTTACAAAATTATCAGCCAACGAACCAACTCCTTCCTATAGACTCATCTTTTATATCTTGTGCATAAGAAGTATTTAAAGATAAAATTACTTGTTCTAATAACCTCATTATCTGATCGATTTGAGACGGTTGATATTCTGGTGTTGCGTTAGGTAATCTTGTTATTGTTATTTTAGCCATTATCTTCTTCCATCTGGTCTAAGTTGTAATTTCATTGAACCTAGTCTCCAATTTGTTTCATCTACAACATCTGTTGCAAAATTTAATTTGACTGATCTTCCTCTCCCTCTTACATTAATTTTCTGTGTTGTGCTACTAACATTACCTGCAGTAGTTTGAGATGTAGTGGATTGAGGATAGTCTTCTAATGTCATAGTAACTGTTAATTCTTTAGCTAGATTAGTAAAATCTGGGACAAATTTACTAACTGACATAAAGTTATCACCATCTGCAATTTCAATAGATCCTGATGTTAAAGAAGCTGAAATAGCAGTTCCATCTGCTTGATTATTTCCTATCTCATGACTGTATATATAAGAAGCTCCTGCTGTTACTCCAATTGGTGTACTGGTAACTCCTGTGCTTGTTGTAGCGTTTGCTGTCAAACTCGCATTGTATTCAGTAGCAATTGTATTTTCATATGTATAATTAGCAAGATAAGTCGTTCTTCCTAAAGTAGTAGTGTACCAAGTATTTTCTAAATAATTATAAACCACCACTCTATCTATTTGAGTAGCGCTTGCGCTAGGATAATACCACATAATTTCATTAAACTCAGGATTAACTCCGCATGCAATATCATTCTTATTTGTAAAACTTAAATCATCATAAACATAATCTTCTACAGAACATGGCATTTTTTTGACAACACCATCATACATATAAAAAGCATCTTCACCCATCCAGTAAGCTCTTCCATTTACATCAATAGCTGCATGTTGTGCTATCAATCCACAGTTAGCTCCTAATTGTCGTTGACCAAAAGTATAGGGAGTACCAATAAATTGGACACCATGTAGAGAAGTATCGGTCCATACAAGTATTTGACCTGTTGATCTTACAGCTCCCACAATACGTGATCCGTCTGCAATTCTAAGAGAACCAGCTTCATTCTCCGCAGTAGGAGCAAACACTGTTAAACTTTCTCGATCCGCCCATCTAAAAAATAAATCATCTTGGAAAGCTGCATCGGTTACATCGGTTGTACAAGTTCCCCATAAAAATAAATGTCGTGTGTCAGCAGAAACCAAATTAAAACGAGAAGCTACCGGTACTGTTGCACCAAGGCTCACGGCCCTTACACTTAAACCTGAAGAAGTATCCCATTTATAAGTTCCCCCATCTAAAACAGTAGCTACTAAATCTTCTCCAAAATTATCTAAAGACCAATTTCTTCCTTGAATAGTTACACTAGAGGTAGCACGAGGTGTTCCCCATGTGCTTAATCCCCATGTTGCTACGCCCCATCCATACCCATAAGTAGAAGTAGCAGGTCCTACATTAATTTGATAATTGGCTGTAACAGAACCACCGCCAGCAGCGGTTGATCCTGTAGCATTGCTTGGAAAAGTAATAGTATATTCGTTTGCATTTATAACTGTGGTAATTTCAAATTCATTATTAAATTCTAAACCATCCACAGTGTTAGTAGCGCTACCATTAGTAAAAGTAACAAAATCACCAGCAATAGCTCCGTGATTTGCGTCTGTTACCGTTACTCCTGCTCCTCCTGAAGTTGTCTCAAAAGGATTAGTTAGAGAAGCAGTTTCACGGATAGGTGTTATATCATGTACAGAACCTTCTGAATATATATAGAGTTTTCTATCAGTTCCTAAAGCTAAATACCTTGTACCATTAAGACTTATCCAAGAATGCGTATCTCTTACCACTCCAATAAGAGTTTCATTAGGATTTGGAAGATATTCCCATCCTTTCCATCTTTCTGGTTTTCCGTAGTGAAATCGTACAAATTCTGAATTTGTATATCTTCTTTGATCTCCTGCCGCGTAAGAGGAGTCTTGTTTATCTACACCAGGTTGAAATTTTAAATCAGTTAATTGCATGCAGGAGCATACTAAATTATTTCTTGTTTTGTGGCAAGAATTGAGTTCCTACATTACCTTTAAAGACATATGTTCCGTGATGATTTAACCCACTAACAACATCAGCGTACACACTTCCCCCAATTTTCTGCCATAATCTACAAAAAGCATAATCTTCTGATAGGTATCTTTTAGTTTCTGGTTCAATCATTGTATCAAAAAAAGCATAGTTCCAATCAGAATTATCGTGATAATTAAAACGAGTGTCATGAGGTTGATTTAAATGTTGATCAGATTTAAATTTTAAATCAGGATAGGCTTTAGCCATTTTTTCAAATACCTGTCTTTTTATCAACATAAATCCAGTAGCACCGTCTATCGCTTCTATAAAACCTTTTTTAACTTCAATTCTTTCTGGATTTTTAACACTTAAATTATATTCTAAAGAAGCTGCATGAAGTTCATCTAAATCAATATCAGGATTATTTATAACTCTTTTTTTTACTTTTCTCCAATCTATAGCTTTTCTTGGATACACCCCTGCTACTACTTCTTCATCAAGGTCTAACATTCTAAAAACTGATTTTTCACTAAATCCAATATCAGCATCTATAAAAAGTAAATGAGTATACTTTCCTGGATCATCCATAAATAATTGAACTAAGGTATTTCTAGCTCGTGTTATTAAAGATTCGTTTCCAATAGTTCCAAATTGTAATTGAATATTATGCTTAGGAGCTTCATTTACTAAACGTAAACAACTTTTAAAATAATCTGCTGTTATCATTCCTCCATAACAAGGTGTTCCTATAAATACTTTACTTTTCATCAAGGCCTACATCTATAAAATTGGCCATTACATACCGAGGTGTAGCATTACCCGCAAATTGTAAATGACTATGCCAAAGCTTTGAATCAAAAAAAATAGCTCTATTTTGTTTAAAACCAATGTGGGTATGTAAATTTAAATCTTCTCCTTGTTTTTCAAAAAATCCTGTTCCATTGTTTGTTAAAGAATCCCCTACTAAATATATTAAACAATTATGCGTGCACAATGCATCTTGATGAGGAAAGGGGGGAGTATTAGGAAAACTCAATAAAAAATTAGATTCAATATTTGAAATAGAATAATTAAAAAATTCTTTAATGTTATAAATAGTTTGTTCTACAACAGGAGAATCTAAAGGTAATTGCACATGATGGTATGTTCGTTGGTATTTTGTTTGTAAAGGAGATTGTTCTTTTTGTGTTTCAGAAATATATTTATAACGAGATTTAAATTCTAATCTTACTACTTCCTCTTGCAGTTTTTTAAAAAAATTATCTTCAAAAAAATTATCTTGAATATAAATATTACTTTTCACTATAACTCACTACTAAATATTCTATTTTCTTTATCCATGCTTTAGGTATAGCTATTGCTCCCCCGCCTGATATATCATCTTTATCTTTGCTATAGGAACGCATAATAACTATTCTTTCTTCGTTATTAGTTACCATCCAACCTACTTCTTGGCAGATAGCTAAATGAGCATTAATAACATCTTTTATATCAAGCCAACCTGTCTCTGTATCACGAGCATCCACCCACGTCACACGGACCATTGGTGCTTTATTAATATTAAACATCTATCCTCAAATTAAAACTAACACTTACTCTTACTTTATCAGACATATTTCTTGTAACACGATGCATACAGTTAGAATCAAAAAAAACTATTTTATCATTTTTGGGAACAATTGTTTTTCCATGTTTATTTAAAAGATAGGAAGATAATTTGTTATGTTGATTATATGAGTAAGAATCAAGAATTAAATTACCACAATTATTATGGGTATCAATATAGTATACTCCTGATATATCTCCTGAATGATTATGCGGCCAATTAATATCTCCTTTATAATTAAGATTAGCCCATAAAATTTCCATTTCAATTTTTGTAAATTTAAAATTTTCTAAGTTACTACAAAACAAATGAGCTTTTTTAGTTATTTCTTGTGTGAGTTTTTCAAAAGGACCTGATTGAGGAAGCCCATCAGACTGCCACCCAAACTCTACATTTGACACCATTCTACCTTCTATATTTCCTCTTCTCATTAATTCAATAGAGGCTTTTAATTGATTTAAATAATTTACATTTAAACCAAGAAAAGATTCTCCATAAATGTGACTAGAAAAAATTTCTGTTGGCTTCATTATTTCTTTTTATTATAAAATTCTTTTCTTTTCGCGGTTTCAACGTTTCCTACTTGAGGATCATTTTCTTTTTTAACTAATTCTAAGTTAAAAGATACCGATCTACGTTCTTCGTTTTGTGTTCTAAAAGGATAAACACCGTGTGCTAACCAATGAGGAAACAAAAATATATCACCAACCTTTGGTGACTCTTGGTGCTTATGCCCACTAAAAGTAGCTGCTTGACCATTAAACCAACATATATCTCCTACGGTTGGATAATGATCTTCTTTGGCGTATTCTTCTGGTAAACTTGGGGGAACTCGTAAATAACACACACCAGATAATTGACCCTCGTGTATATGAAAAGGATTAAAGTCTCCAGCCCATTGGCTCACGGCCCACATAGATTGAATAACCATCTGACCAACAAACTCAGGACTAATAGTTTCATTTGCTGGTGGAATAGAAATATAACTTTTAACCATTTCTCCTATTAAATTTATCATAGGTTGAGCTTCAGGAGAACTTAACCACACAGGATCATAACGTGTTTCTTGTTTAACATTACCTGCTAAGTGAGGTGCGTGATCAAACTCTTTTGAATATTTTTTATCATTCATCATTTCTGATGCTTTATCATCTAGTAATTTAACTAAACTATCGGACATTTTTCCTCTAAGAATAGTAGGACCAAATGGTCTGATAGCTTGAAATTCTAATACTTCCTCTTTCTTCTTTGCCATAACTTCCTTTCTACTTGCAAATATGTATTGTCATATAGCAATAATTTGCCTATAAATATACTATTAAATAGGCTTATTCAAGGTCAGCCTCCTTGCATTTT